ATATCGCCTAAAATAAGTTATACAGCTTCCTAGTTTTTGTGGATCACTAATGTCTGGCAATTCTAAACTTGATGGTTTTGTCCTTTCATTTGTATCAACACATTCGATAATACTATGTACTTCACCTTTTTCTATTGGTTGATGTAAAACCAGTTTATATTTACCTAAAAGTGGCTTTAAATTTTTAAGTAGTGAATTAATGTCGAAATAACTACTTTTAAAAAAAGGATTTTTAGCATCTTTTGAGATTGCTCCAATCTCTTGCTGTAATGCAAACAGCTTTTGATTTATTGATTTCATAAATAATTAATTTTAAATTAAACGCTTTACATCGAACCCAGAATTTTCTAATTTTTTTACCTCATCAACTGTAAAACTTCCTGGATTCTCAATTCTAGTTTTTAAAGTTGGCATAGTACATCCCAAGATGGTACATACATGGTAACGCTTAAAATTTAATCTTTTAAGCTCATTTCTAAAATGCAATTCAAATATCATATTATATATATTTAGCTTACAAAAATAAAAAAATATTTTTAAAAAAAAGAATTATTTTAATTTAATTTCAAAAAGAAAACCCCCTAACTATAAAAAATTAGAGGGTTTCCCAAGCAAACAAGGAAAAGAAAAAAGTTAAAAAGTTATTTTAAATGTGCTAGTTTGGTCATCATCTTGATTTGGTATATGCATTATAACATCAAAAGAGTTTTTTATTACATTGTAAGTCATGCCATCGATATAACAACTAACCGGTTCCCTTAAAATACTAGAACCAAAATTAATCCAAACTTTATTATTTAAACCAATAGGATCATTTAATAAATTATATAATTTACCCTCATATCTAACAAGATTAGTTCTATAATCATTAATTACTTGTTGGGTAACAATTTGCTCAACTGACTTAATAAAATTAGCGTTGTCATCTCTAGGGCGTATAAAATCGGTTGTAATAATATTATTGTAATTATTATTTGATAATTGTAAATCGGTAAATTCTAAAACACCAGTTAAATTGCTGCCTGTTGTTCTTATTCTTTGATAAGCAAAACCATCAATACTTGAGAAAAAATTTGTTTCTCTGTTGTTTTCTAATCTTTTAAATTCAAGGGTTATATTATCGTAATAAATAGCATTTAAACCTGACGAATTTTGTACATAGGGTTCAAACAAATCAATTGTCAATGTACCAGATATTGGATAATCTCCTAAATTATATGAAAACTCTTTCCAAACATCCCCTGTTTTTACAGATTGAATGTTTATGTGGTCACTACCAATCCAATTAGAATTTGAACTGTTCCAATATTGTACTTGATTACTTTGGGTGTCCTCAATTTTTACTCTAAATCTAAAAGAAATTGCATTAAAACCAGCATTTGTATCAAAATAAGTATTAATTTTTAATGTATTAGATAAAAAAGATTGACTTAAAACATCGACAGATGTGCTTAATGTTTTTCTGGTTCCTGTTTCATTGGTTTGCGCTTGTGTGTTTTTAAAACTATTATTGCCCTGTTTTGTAAAATCTGTTGATAATTCACCAGGTGATGTTGTTCCACTTGATGAATAGGTTGTCCAATCAGCTAAACCATTTTCAAAACCACTATTTTTTATTGTATTAACATCTAAAAATTGTGATGTTTCATGAGTTATATTAAACTCATTTAATGGCCTTAAATATTCTTTTGTTAAGCTGTTATCAAGTGGTAATAATTGGCTCGGCACTTGTTTTAAAGCGTCAATTGTTGTGGTTGATTGATAAGTACCTAAGTAATTGTAAATAACATATTGGATTGATTCGGTATTATTAGCAACTAATGAAGCCGCCTCCGCAGCTCTGATTCCTGTCGGTATTGTACCACCCTGAGCGGTTGATGCACTAGCATTCTTTATGCTTTGTGCCGAATAACTTGAGTTATTAATTATATACCACCGACCAAAACTTTGAAAAATCCTTGCATTTGTAAATTTTAATATTTGTTCTAAAATTTCCTTTGCATTATTAAGAGCAAATTTATCTTTTTGTAATGCATAAGGTTTTATAATCATTACATCATAAATTGAATATACTGTTGAATCTGGATTTAAAATAAAAATATCCTGGCTCACATAAATATCAAGCTCTAAATCTAAATTATTTAAAGAGTTTGTTATTGAAAATCTAGCGTTTTGAACATCAGTTGATGCGGTGTCCATAGGCATTGAATAAGCGTCTAAAGTTCCTAAACCATCTATTGCTGTCAAAGAAATTGCAAATGGCTTTGATGTTACTGCCTCGCTAAATGAATCAACAACAAGCCATCCAATCCAATATGTTTGATAATTATTTGATGAATCTTTATAAGATATTTTGACTTTATATTCCCTTTCATCATATTCATAAAAATTGTCATATGAAACAGTGTCTGTGACAAATAAATTTAATTTACATTTAGAACCTTTGATTGGTGAATAAAAATCATCATCACCCTCCCAAGTAATTTCACAAGGATTATTTGTGCCAATCATTGGCAATACAGAGCCAACATAATTATTTTTTAGAATCTCAATTTTTTTGTCCTTTTCATTATTATCTGAAAATTCCAATCTATATTTTACCCCGTAAGCCATTATATAATTCTGTTTCTGTTTGTGTTTGCTCTTTGTAATGCAACAACTAAATCCTGTCCTTTTAATGTAAATGAACCACCCACATCAACTTTTTGTGAACCTCTATCGCCAATCATTCCCTTTAATTTATCTAGTGGCGCAATAACCTCAGGGTTAGATTTAGCGCCGGCATACTCGCCAACTAACCCCATTGTTGGAGCGGATACAATACCACCATTAGCAAATTTTTGAGGCGCTTTAACTTTTGAAAAAGCTCCTTTAACAGCAACAGCCGCACCAGCTAATAATGCCGGTAAAACAAATGCTCCAATCGGCCCCATTGCTTTAGCTGTATTACCAGCTGCCTCAGCACCAGATCCCATGGTTGAAGCTAAAGAAGCACCAATTGATGTCATTGCTGTTTGCACTAAGGTTCCAGCGAATGTACCCAAAGCACTTTCACCCATTCCCAAAGATTGCGCAATTGATGATCCCATCATTCCAAAAGTATTTTGTACTGATTCACCCATTGCAACACTAATTTCTTTGAACTGCTCTATTTTTGATTTTCTTTGGTCAATGTCAGCTTGTAACATTTGAGTTGATTTTGACAATTCCTCAGCCATTAAAGCATTTCCATTTTTAGCACCCATTGCCATTTGGGTTATAGGATCGATAGATGTTTTAGCTAATCCAGCTCCCCCAGGTGCAATTTGATTTACTTCACCAACTGTTTGCCTTTGTGATGTGCTTTTATTTCCAGATTCATTATTAATATTTTGTAAAGATTTTAATAATTCATTATTGGCTTTTGTTAATTCCTCTGTTGCTTTTTTGTCTTTTTCGGCTTGTGCTGCGGCTTCTTTTGCATTCTCTGCTTTTGTTTTTAGTTGTAAAGCCGCAAATTTTGCAGGACTGCCAAACGACTTAACCATATTAAGAAAGGTTTGCCATTTGCTAATTGCTGGTTCTAATTTTTGTACAAAAGAAACAAATATAGCCACAAGACCAACAATAGCAGTTCCAACTAAGACAAAAGGATTAGCCATCATTGCGGTTGTTAATGCAATAAATCCTCCTTTTACCAATGCTAAAACAGAAATTAATCCAGTAAATCCTGTTGCCATTAAACCTAAACCAGAGCTTAAGGTTCCTATAACTAATAAAACTGGACCTATTGCCGCAGCTAAACCACTAATTATTAAAATAGCTTTTTTAGTTTCCGGTGATAAATTTTTAAATTTTTGAGTTAAATCACCAATAAATATTATTAAATTTTGCGCTTTACCTTTTAAATCAAATGCTTCAACAATTTCTTTTCCTAATTCTGCAAATGCAATATTAAGATTATCTTTTAATGTTGATCCCAAACCACTCAGCGTTCCGCTTAATGTTTTCATTCCTCCCTCAAATTTTCCTCCCTCGCTTGTTGCATCTTGAAACGCTTTTAATAAAACGGGAAAAGTTACAGCGCCTTGCGAAACCATTTCCTTAATCTCGCTTTTTGCAACACCCATACTCGAGCTTAACATATCAATTATAGGAACACCATTATTTATAAGTTGTAATAAATCCTGCCCCATTAATCTGCCAGCTGCTGCAACTTGTGAAAAAGCAACTGTGATACCTTGTAAATCACCACCACTGACCGCAGCAATATCACCAATAGCTTGTAAATGTTTTGCCGCATCTTCTGCTGAAATACCAAAACCCATCATTGTATTGTTTGCCCTAACTAATTCCTCTAATTGAAAAGGTGTTTTTGCTGAAAATTTAACAAGATTTTCAAAAGCGGCTGCACCTTTTTCAGCGCTACCAGTCAACACTTTTAATGTGGTTTGTAATTTTTCAAATTTAGCGGCTGAGCTAATTGCTACACCAGCAGCCAAACCAATAGGAGCTGTTAATTTTAATGATAAATCTTTTCCAACTTGCCTAGCCGATTTACCAAATGCTGATAATTTAGAACTTGCCTTATTTAATGATGATGTTAGTTTAGTAGCATCACCAACTAAAAACACTTTTAATTCATTTGACATAATGTAATTTTATTCAAAAATACGAAAAAAAAAAGCCATCATTTTGATGACTTCATACTATTAACCTTTTTCAAAAATGATTCATATTGTTCCCTAGTTGATTTAGGTTTGCCACGCTCCAAATATACATCTTGTGGTAATGGGAATAATTTATCTGGTGTAATCATTTGCGCCCTCTTTTCACAATTCACATTAAAAATCATTGATGCTAAATACCTAGTTCGTTCCCAATCTAAATTCAATTTTATATTGTGTGATTCACCTAATAATTGATTCTCGGTCCAAGTATTTGACCAGAAATCATTAGGATTTATGCCAACCTGACCAATGTAATAATCAAGTATATTATCCCAAGTTAGTTGGCTGGGCGCTTTCCCACCTTAGTGGTTTTTTTTACGTTTCTATTAATACCCATGTTTAGATCATTTCCAAGTATTCTGGATTCCATCATGGATTCAATTATTTTAGTAAGCTCATCAGATGTTAAATCCTCAAGCCACATTCCAACTTTAAACTCATTATAATCAATTTCATTGCCTTGCTCTTGATCATTAGCTAATAAACCAGAATAAACCAAAGCTCTAATACCGGATAGTGAAATTCCATCTTGAAAAACATTACCAATTTTTTCTATTGATACACCTAAGTTATCAGTAAAGTTTGCCCAGAAATTCATTGAAAAATGCATAGTGCGGTTTTTACCACCTATACTAAGAGAATAATACCCTCGTTTCTTGTTTGCCATATATGTAGATTTGAGACACCTAGTTCCTTACTCTAGGTGTCTATTATTAAAAGATTAAATCTTAATTTGTAGATTTAGTGATTGCGCCTGTAACTGTAATTGAACCTGAGAAAGTAACTGGCGATTCCATTTCAGCACTCATTTCAACACTAGAAAAGAATCCCTCACCACTATAAACCGCATCCCCTGTTTCAGCTGTTCCAAAACTAAAATCAATTTTTTGTCTAGCCAAAAGATAATCAGCCATTTCAATAGCATTTGCCGCATCATCGTAAGCGACTAAACCATCAAAACTAATCTCTCCAGATCTAACCCCAGCGATAACCTCTTGAAAACCACCACTTGATTTAGTTGTTGCCTCTGGCAAATCATTAGACAAAGATAATGAACACGATGTTGTGTGACCTACTGTTGCTAATGTTCCACCATCAGTGATGACTTTTAATAATAAATTTGTTCCATTGAACACTCCGACTGTTGCCATTTATTTAATTTTTATTAGTTAATAATTTTATTCAAATATACAAAATAATATTTTTATGCCGCTTCCCAATTATAGCTGGAATTTTCCCACTCATCAAAGTTAGTATTCCAAACCTCACCAGTCCTTTCATCGACTAATATTATACTTGTTAAAGTAATTGAGAGATTATAACTTGTGGGTGCTTCATGGCTACCCTCCTCATCAACATTAGAAATATATCCATTGCCTAATAATACCAAACCATCACCATATCCCTCAATGTCCTGACTGAAATAAAACTTTGTTGTGGTTTTAAGTAAAACCATTTCGGCAAGTTGTTCAAAGTTTACGGAATCACTATAATCAATTAATCCATCAACCTCAACCGAGCCACTACGAACCCCAGCTAAAACCTCTTTCCATCCACCAGAATCCTTTGTTGTGCTTTCTGGTAAATCACAATCTAAATTAATTGTGGCATTATTACTGTGGCCAATAGGATCATCGCCTTTATATATTAAAAAACTAGATCCATTTATTAAAGCCATTATTTATCCTTTTATTTTTTCCTCTTCAATAATTTCAGAATACTTGCCAGATTCTAAGTCAACAGATATTTTACCGTATTTTTCCTCCAATGACTTTTTCAATTCACCTTGTTTATTTATCTCATCAATTTGCATGTGATTTAATGAATGTATTTGGCCCATTAAAGTTCCAATATCCATTTTAATAGCATTGATTTTTCCTTGAGATTCTCTTAATTCTTTTAATTCTTTTTCCTCTAATTTGCTCATTTTATTTAATTTATAGTTATATACAAATATACTTATTTACAATTACATTTGTTTTTTAAATCATCTATTTCTGCTTTTAGCTCTTGTATTGCGCCTACTAATGTTGGAATCATATCTCCCGTTCTTAAAGATTTCTTTATTTCATCATCAGTATATTTTGATTCACCCACTAAATCAGGTAAAACTTCTTCTACTTCTTGGGCAATAAAACCTGCTATATTTTTACCATCTCCATTTTTCCAATCAAACCTTCTTGGTTGTAGTTTCATAATTTCATTTAAACCTGTTTCAAGTGGTTTTATATTTTCTTTTAAAGTAATATCTGAAATTGCTGAAATGGATGTAGAAGTTGCGTTTATTTGCCCAGAACCTGTTACATAAAATCTATAAAGTGAATTTGTTGTATCTCTTACATAAAGAGCAGCTTCAGCATTTACAATAGAAGCGTAATATGATCCATCTGAATCAAATCTATGTCCAACAACATCTATGTTTCCACTATCTTTTCCTATTAATAAACTACCCCCAGATGTTATACGCACTCTTTCTGTAGGAGCAGTATCAGTTGTAACACCTCTTGTTGCAAATACTAAATCTCCTTGAGTACTTCCACCTCCACTTGTTGTAGTATATCCTATG